TGTTGTGGGTGGAGTGTGGGACGCTTGTTTTTTTGCTTTGGTGGCGGAATGGTAGACGCGGCGCACTCAAAATGCGCTACCTGTAGGGTGTGAGGGTTCGACTCCCTCCCGGAGCACTTGGGTTGGTTGATCTGAGAACTTTTCCTGCTGGGATGTTTCCCCTTTGGCGTGTTTTCCTGCTCAGCACCGGCCAACCCTGTTTTTGTGGAGGCATTGTGGCGTGGTCTAGTTCCCATCGTGATGAACGGTTCAATCCTGATTGGCCGCGTGTCCGTGCGATGATTCTTGAACGGGATGGGCATAGGTGCCAGTGGCCGGTCAAGGATGATTACGGGAATGTTCGCCTGTGCGGACGGTATGGGAATGAGGTTGACCATAAGGTTCGTAATCCCGTCCATGATGATGATCGTCCTGAGAATTTGTGGGTGTTGTGTCGTTGGCATCATCAGCGGAAGACCGAGGGTGAGTCTGCTGAGGTTCGTCGTGCGAAGGGTAGGAGTCGGAGGGAGAAGCGTTGGTATTCTCACCCGGCTTTCAAGTGAATGAGTTCATGTGCGCGGTTGCCGGTTGCGCTAATCCGGTGTGTGCGAAGGGATTGTGTCGTTCGCATTACGACCGTGACCGTTATTCGGGGTCTCCGCTGAAGCCGTTGCGCCAGCGCATGTGTCCTCAATGCCATACGTGGTTTGATCCGAAGCGTTCCGACCAGTTGTTTTGTTCTGGGCGTTGCCGTGTGGCGTATAAGCGTGCTCGTGATGATGATAAGTCGTTGCCGGTGAAGCCTGAAACGACTATGTATGTGCGTCCGGTTGACGTGTCCGAGCTTGAGTCCGAGCTTGTTGTTGAGTCTTTTACTGATTCTCAGGTGGTTGAGAAGTGTGGCGGCTTGTGTGCGAAATGCCATGAGCCGGTTGATGTTGGTTCGAGTGGTGCCGATGGTGCCGCTTTCGTGTGGAAGGTTCCGTTGGAGAAGTCGCATAGTGCGACTTTGGCGAATCGTCTGCTGGTTCACAAGCGTTGCGAGGGTGGAACGTCCTAGCTTCGCGTATTGCCTGAAACGGGCGGATTGTGAGGCTGGCTGTGGCTGGTAATGGTCGTGGTGCGCAGAAGTCGAGGAATCCGATTCTTCGTGCGCCTGATAGTCCGATGGGTTTGGAGTTTCCTGCTGTTCGTCCTGATGGGCAGGAGTGGCTTGAACGGACGAAGAAGTGGTATGAGTCGCTTCGTGTCAGTCCGTTGGCTCAGCGTATGGGTGTTGAGGCCGACTGGTACGCGGTTCAGGATTTGGCGTTGTTGAAGGATGATTTCTGGCGTCCGAAGACTAAGGGCCGTTGGATGTTGGCTTCCGAGATTCGTCAGCGTGAGGCCACGTTGGGCATTACACCCGAGGCTCGTGTGAGGTTGAAGTTCGATGCTCCGCAGCCTGACGATATGAAGGCTTCCGCGTATGAGGGCGATACTGAGGGTGCTCGTAACGTTCAACGGAACAGGCAGCGTGCTTCCGCATTGGGTTTGCGTGTCATTGATGGTGGTGCCTGATGCATACGCGCATTCCAGAATTGCATGGCGAGGATTTGACTCGTTCGATGGGAATGTTCGCGGTTTGGTGGATTGAGACTTTCTTCCGTGTTGGTCGTGGTGGCGGTGTTGGCTTGCCTGAGACGTTCGACATGGACGAGTACGTGTTCATGCTTCACGCTTATGCGTTGACCGAGTGGGGTACCCGCAGGTTCAATCGTGTGTTCTATTCGCGTGCGAAGGGTAAGAACAAGTCCGGTAAGGCCGCTGGCATTTGCGCGTTCGAGGGTTTGGCTCCTTGCAGGTTCGATCATTGGGCGGAAGAAGGGGAGACTTACGAGTTTCTAGGCGAGGTCTACCCGTATGCGAAGGGTGAGCCTGTTGGACGCATGGTGCAGATGCCGCAGATTCTCTGCTTGGCTACCGCCGAAGGTCAGACTGGTAACATTTTCGATTCGATTTACTACAACTGCGATCAAGGCCCTTTAAGCCAGTTGAAGGGTGTCGGCCTTGATGTTGGTCGTACTCGTATCGGATTGCCGGAGGGTGGGGAGATTGTTCCCACCACGAGTGGTGCCGCGTCCAAGGATGGCGGTGTGGAAACATTCGCCGCCTGCGATGAAACCCACCTGTACAACACGAACAAGCTTCGCAACATGTACAAGACCGTTCAACGTAACCTCGGCAAACGTAAAGGTGATGCAGACCCGTGGATTCTTGAAACCTCCACCATGTACAAGCCGGGCGAAGAGTCCATCGCTGAAACATCGTACAAGTATGCGTGGGATACCGCTTCCGGCAAAATCAAGCATCGTAGCGGCATCTACTTCGACCATGTGTACGCGAACATCGACTTGGATGATTTCGCTGACGAGAAGAAGGTTCTCCGCGCCTTGCAGATCGCGTATGGTGCGAGTGCGGAGAGTTCGGACGGTAAGGATCATCTGATATTGCCCGATGGTCGTATGACCGTGTTGAACGCCGATGGTGTTGACCCCGAGGGGCACACGTATTGGGATGGTGAGCTTGGCCCGTCGAAGGATGGGTGGATTGACCTGAATGGTCAGATGGACCAGATTTACCAGCCTGACTCAGACCCTGCTGATTCGATGCGCTACTATTTCAACACTTTGTCGAGCGTGCATGATGCTTGGCTTACGGAGTCCGACATTCAATCCCACATGCTGTATCGGGATGAAATGCATACCGCGTTCAATTCGATTCGTTTGGATGGCGCGTGGCAACGGTTCGTGACGAAACGTGAGCCTATTACGTTGGGGTTCGATGGTTCCGTGTCCGATGATTCTACGGCACTTGTGGGTTGCCGCGTGTCCGATGGCATGTTGTTCCTTATCAAGTTGGAGTCCGCTCCTGATGGGCCTGAGAAGGCCACTTGGCGTGTGAACCGTGATGCGTTCGACGGCATGGCCCGTTGGATGATGGACAACTACAATGTGGTCGGCTTCTTCGCTGATGTCGCGTATTTCGAGCAGATGATTGGCGGTTGGGAGAAGGATTACGGGAAGAAGTTGAAGGTCGGGCCGCGTAAGAGCGGCGACAAGATCAAGTTCTGGACTAACAACTGGTATAAGGACATGCAGGTTGCGTTGGATAACGCGCATACCGCGTTCCGTTACCCATATACGGAGCCTGACCGTAAGTCGAAGCCGGTCAAGGATGATATCGCATTGTTGGCTGATCCGCGGTTGGTGAATCATTTCCGTAATGCTCGTAGGCGTGAGACTCGTACTGGTTATGCGATTTATAAGGAGTCTCCTAATTCGCCGGACAAGATTGATGCGTGCATGGCTGGCCTGTTGGCTTACACGGCTCGTGGAAAGTATTTGGAATTGGCTGAGGTCAAACGTCGTTCCGCTCCGATGAGAATTTACTAGGTGGTGATTTCGAGTGTCTGACTCGTTGATGATTAAGAACGCTTCCGATGATGACGATGATGCTTACGTCATTACCAATCTGGCGCGGGAGTGGGGCGCTCGTCTGCCGTATCTTGCCGAATTGAAACTGTTCAAGGATGGCAGGGAGATGGTGGATGCGAACAGTGTGCCTCAAGGCACTGATCCGAACGCTGCCCCAGTGTACAAGCTGATGCGCCAGTTGGGTGTTGTGAATCTCGCCCGTCGTATCAGTGAGAGCGTGACCGACCGTCAGCATCCTAATGGTTTCCGTAAGGTCGAGGATTCCTCGTTGAAGGACACTGATGCCGATAGGATGGCGAAACAATGCGGCCTGAATTTTATTCTTCGTCGCAATATGCTGCCAGACAAAGGCGATTACGGATGCTCGTTTGGCTTGGTTTCCAATGCTGGACGTGGGAGATTCATCACGCCTCTCAGCCCTTGGGAATGCTGGATGGATGTTGGTGAGACTGCTGCTATCCAATACACGTATCTGGACCGCGAGAACAAGGAAGTCATTCGATTGTATCGTCTTGTTGTTGATGACAGCAAGACCACGACGAAAGTGTATTCCAAGACGGCACAACGTGAACATGATCGTTCCGTTGTTGATCCTAACGATGTTTCGTCGGTTGCTAAGTTCGCGTCTGATGCGAAAGCTTGGGAGCCTGGTAGCGATTGGGAGTGGGCTGAGGATTCACAAGCATCTGATTTCTCTTATGCGGAGGGATGCGATTCGCTCCCTATCGTACGTTTGAGCACGGTTGACGGGCAGGGATTGTTCGAGCCGTATCTGCCGATGCTGAAACGTATCGACCGTGAAACGTTCGACCGTTTGTGCATCACGATGATGCAAGCATTCCGACAGCGTGCCATCAAAGGCACCGTTCCAACCACGTACACCGAAGAGGATCAGGAAGTCATCGACGGAGACAAGCAGGCTGGTGATCCTATTGATTTGGCATCCACGTTCGCGGTTGGCCCTGCGGCGTTGTGGAAGCTTCCTGATGGTGTTGATATTTGGGAGTCTCAGACCACTGATACCGGTTCTTTGCAGAACAACATCATGGCCGATGTGAAGCAGTTGGCTTCCGCCGCTGGCATTCCGTTGGATATTCTTTCGCCTGACGTGCAGGGTTCCGCCAATGGTGCTGAGTTGAAGCGTGAGACGTTGAAGTTCAAAGTGCAGACGATGAACGAGTTGGATTCTGAGCCTATCGTGCGTATGGTGCGTATGGCTTTGGCCGCGTCTAAAACCGCGAATGCTTCGGCGTCCGAGTTTGAGATGGTGTGGAAGCCGATGGACACGACCAGTTCGCTGGAACAGGCTCAGGCTTGCCAGTTGTTGTATCAGAGTGGCTTGTTGGCGCGTAGGACGATTCTCACGCACAAGATGGGCTTCACCGCTCAGGATGTGTCGGAGGATGATATGAACCGTCTTGCAGACCAGTTCAACATTTCCGGCCAGGCTAATAAGAGTAATGCGAAGCCTGTTGCTGCTGTGGAACCGGCTACGGGTTGGGATGATGAAACCCAGTCCGCTGTGGATGGTTTGCCGAACGTCGAGGGTGAGCTTGTCGATGAAGGCGAGTCCGAGTCCTGATGGCCGGTAAGTCGCTTGAATCGTTGTCTAACACGCTTGAACAGGCTCGTGCAACGCTGGTGAACCAGTATGTGAGTCAAGCCCACAGAATGTGGGACATGCTGACGCCCGCTGACTGGTGGAATGATGGTATGACGTTTGCCGTCGCATCCCGTATGGCGTTGTTGGAGATGGCGTTGATTCAGCAGGTGCGCCGTTTGGGCGTCTCCTATGCGAATGAGACGTTGAAGCTTGTGGGCGTCACTCCGAAGGGGGATGTGCCTAGTTTGGTGTTTCCTCGTGACAATACCGATCCGTGGCTTGTGGCGCAACGTCCGGCTGACACGTATCGGAGTCTTGCGGTGAAAAACCCCACGATTCGTCCTGAAACGTGGCCTAGCAAGACCGATGAGATATTCAGCGAGGTTGATAAGTGGATTGAACAGGCGTTCAACCGTTTGCAGACCACTGTTGACGAGGATGTTTCGAGGGCGCAGACGAGCGCCACGCTTGAACGGTACAAGGATAGCAAGGTGTTGGAGTATCGCAGGGTGTTACATCCCGAACTGTCCAAGACGGGTTCTTGTGGCTTGTGCGTGGTGGCGGCTGACCGATGGTATTCGACGGCTGACTTGTTGCCGTTGCACGCTAACTGTCATTGTGGTGTGGCACCGGCTGGCAGCGACTATGATCCCGGATTCCAGTTGAATCAGAAGGATTTGAAACGACTGTACGACGAAGCCGGTGGCACTACCGCGTCCGCGTTGAAGCAGGTGAAAGTCAAGACGATCACTCATGGAGAGCTTGGTCCCGTGCTTCTTGCTGAGGATGCGGAGGATACGCCTAATCCGATTCCGTCGAAAGCTTCTAACGCTTGGACCACTCCTGACCGTAGGTCTACGTTGGCTCAGTGCCGTCGTATGGAGAATCGGGCAATCGAGTTCAACCGGCGTTACAAGGAAGTGCAGAAGGCCGGTAAGCCGGTGACTTTCCGCTATGAGGGTAGGACGTTCACGTTCAAGCCTTCCAAGAATTTGAAACAGGCTATGGCATGGCAGAAGACCATGCTCAACCAGATGCGGTCGATGCTTGGCGAGGCCGCATAACACTATTGAAAGGATTCAAGCCTAATGGCTGATGAAAATACCAATACCGCTGAAACGGCGGCATCTACGAATGCGCCTGAAACGGGCGTGAACGCGCAGCCGAAGGACACTGCCACTTCTCCTGTAGCCGCCGATACCGCGACTCAAAAGAATGGTGCGGATGACCTTTCCGAGAAGTTGGGCATGTGGAAGCATCAGGCTCGTGAGAACGAGCAGAAGATGTATGAGAATCGTGATCGTGCCAATGCCGCCGAAGCGAAGCTTGCCGACACTGAGGGCGCTCTTGCCAAGGCGAACGTGCAGATAGCCCGTTTGAAGGCGCAGAAACTGCATCCAGAGATTACCGACGAGGCTTTCGACACTTTGTGTGGGGAGACTGAGCCGGAAAAGATTTCCGAATGGGCTGACGCTTTTGTGAAGTTCATGCCGAGCAAGACTGAAACGGTTGAAGCGGGGCAGAAAAAGAATGATGGGAATGCTCCATGTGAGCCATCGCCGGAGTTGGCGAAGGAGTTGCAGAGCAGAAACATGCATGTGTGCAAGCCGCAGTCAAGCGTTTCCGACGCTTACAACTACGGCGTGAAGCATTCCGAAATCAAGAAATAGTTTTATAAGGAGATAAATATGGCCAATCAGATGGTTCATACTGTCGCCAAGACCGCTCCGAAGGATGACCAGTCTTGGCTTATCAATCGTATCACCGATGGTGTGCGTGAAGCACAGCTTGACTTGTCTACGTTCACCAAGGACAAGTCGCATGAGAACGATTACTTCGCGTCCATTACCGACGATGATTACGAGGCTTGGACTAAATCCGGTATTCCGCTGGCTCAGATTACTGGAACCAACAACTATGGCCCGTACGATCCGAACGCTTCCGATGGCCGTAATGGCACGATCATCGGCTTCTTGGAGTCTCAGGTGCATGTGCAGTTCACTCGTACCGGTTTCGAGGATCAGTATCCGACTGTCGGCGTCCGCTATATGGGTGTTATCGATAAGAAGAATCTGCCGTACACCGTTGATTTCAGCAAGGCGAAGTTGGAGGGATTGTTCCTTGATTATGACAAGGGCGCCGCAGCTCCGCATGTGACCGTGTTGAATCCGGCAACTGCCGCCGCATCCGCAAGTGACACCAGCCATACTGCCTGAGTTTAGTTTCTACCCGTTTGAAACCCGCCCATCATGGCG